ATAGGAGGCCCCCTTAAACAAAAAATGGGTATATAAAATGCGTTTTTGTAATTATTTTCCCCAATTAGCCCAAGAAATTGGACAAAAAAGCCGGGGTAGTTAGCCCCGGCATTTAAGTTGAATCAGGTTTAGCTTTAGTCCTGGGTTAATTAATCCTTTTTGCGTTTATATGCAATCACTGCACGCGCTGCTTTTGTAAATGCGTCCTCATCTGGAAGCTCATAAGCCAAATTTATTTTCGCATCAGTGATAAAACTGCGTACGTCACCGGAATCGGCGCCGTTTGCAGCCATACCCATTGCCTTCTTTTTAATCGCCTCTAACGCTTCGACCCGTTTTTGGCGTGTGCCAGCGTCCATAGGAAGCTAAAACCTGATCAATTACAAATATACATCCAGTAGTCCTTGAGTTACAAGCAATAGAATGTGTGAAGGTAAAAATACAAGCAATAAACGTAAATGGCGATTTCTCAAGCCGACTTTTACGCCTTTAGTCAAGCCACTGGTGCCCCAGTGCCTGAAGATCCGGAAACTAGGGCCAGGATTGCGCCTCAAGTAATGGAGTGGCGGCGTAATCAGCTTAAGCAACCCAAGGAAGAAGGAGGATTTGTCGATACTCTGGGTAAAATTGCCCTTGGTGCCGGCACCTTGGCCGCAGGCATCGCGGGATTCCGTGCTTTACGCGGTAGACAGGCCGTAACCCCGGTCAACGTGCCGGTGCAGGAGGATGTGGTGCGGCGTGCAGCCCAGCCCGTGCCTCAGTTCAGGGGTGTCACCCAGCAGTCCGGAGCCCAAACCGCGCGGCCGCCCACTCCCCGGCCTCCCACCCAACCGATTCCAGTTGTAGTTCGCGACATCACGCCGCCGTCTGCACCTCCGCGAGGTAAAACAGGCCCGGGTGTTGTTGATCCCTGGAGCGGTCCAGCCCCCACTTCTTATCGCGGTCCGTTATTTGAGCCGGATCAGGAAACAACTTCTTCTCTTCAGGACCTTCGTGGATTTCTTGGGGCAAAAGGACGTTTTCCTGAAACCGTTAATGAGTTTGAAGAATATGCCGCTTACGGTGGACGCCTTAATCGGGGGCTTCCGGCAGCAGAAGAGGAGTTTGTTGCTTACCGCCCCGATCCTAAGGAGATGGTGGCAAAGCAAGTAGCAGATGCTCGCCGTCAAGCAGCCACTGAAGGTTTATTGCAGGCAGCAGCATCACGTCGTGGCGTAACCCAACCAGAAATCCCTGGTGTCAAGGCAACTTTGATGGAATTGCGTGCACCTGCCGCAGTTTCAGCCGAAGAAGCAGGTGAATTGGTAGCACAGGCTGAATCTCGGCCATTATCGGCAGCACCTGCGCAACAAAACTTATTTAAATACGTACAACAGGCAGCAGAACCGGAAGGCGATATAGCTGATCGACTGCTCCTGGAATATAATCAACTCGTGGAGCGGCAAGCGCGTACTGATCAGCGCGTTCGTTCTTCTGTCCGTGAATATCAAATGGAGTTGCAGGGTAAAGCTCTGCGAATCATGGACGAACTCCGTGGTGATTCTTTGGTTGAAACACAACAAACCAAACGTCCGTTCAATGTTGATCAAGCAATCAATGCCTTGGAATCAGGCGAAGATCAGACGACTGGCCGAATGCGGCAACAGTTGCAACGCAACGAACACCTCAACATTGGTGTTATTGACCAATTAGAAGATCAAACCGGCAGTATTGATGTTGCGGCATCAATGACACCTGATGGTATTCCGGTAGATCAAGCTGAATCTGCAGGACGCCTTGGTCAACTTCTAGATCAAGGTAAGCGTTATTTGCGTGCACAGGAAGTTGATTTGGATTACGACTACGGCCCTGAGAACCGTCGTCAAACTGCTCAAGTGAATGAGCGTATTGCCCGCGCCATGGAGCTGAAGAACACAGCTGAGCGTATCATTCGTGAAGAGCAGGGTGAGATCGATCCAGTTGACGTGGCACGTACCCGCAGTGGTGATGAGCGCCGTCGCTTAGCTGCTGAAGGATTCGCGGGCCAAGCACTGGAGAAGCAACTTCTGGAGAACATGCGGGCAAACTTCCCCGAAGGCCGGGAAGTGATGGCGCCATTACAGGAAGAAACCCGTCGCATTGAACGTGTGGGTATGCCAAGCGCACTTTCGGTTGTTGAGAATATTGGTTCCGTCGAACCCATGAGGCAGGGCGATGTTGAACGCGTTGGAAAACCTGCTTCTCAGCAAGCCGGATACGAAGGTGGTATTCGTGGCATGGGTCGCATCACCCGTGAGGATATTGAAGAAGAAGGTGGTGGCATGGGCGTTTATGGCCTGGAGCGTAAGTACGCATCTGGCGCCGTACGTAAACAAGGTGAGTTTGGTGAATCTGATTATGGTGATCTTGGTTATGAATATTCGGCTGCCGCAGAACGTCGTCCTACCGATTTAACGGGTAAACCTAGGTTAGAAGATCTGCCCAATCCTTATTCCAAACTTTCAAATGAACAGCTTGGTGAACTCAGCATGTACGGTAGTGATGTTGATAAATACAACGCTGAACAACAACTGAAGAGACGTGCTTCTGCAGATGTTTCAACCAGGTTGCGGACGCTACAATTATCGAATGAGCCTGGCGCGGCTGAAAGTTTCCTCACTCGTTTTAAGCAAGGTTTGATCTAATGGCTGAAGAAAAAAAGAAAAAGGACAAGAAGTGGATTCAAGGCACAGAAATGAAAGAAGGTGCCTTTACTGCTAAAGCCAAGAAGAAGGGGATTACTACTGCGCAGTTACAAGAGAATGTTCTTTCTAACCCGGACAAGTACGACGAAAAAACCGTCAAACAAGCTCGGTTGCGACAGACGTTGGTAGGATTGCACGGTAAGAAGAAAAAGGCTAAAAGCTAATGGCAAAGGACCATAGGCTAGACCTGGGCCGCTATATAACCAACCCATTTAATAACAATGGCAAGATCCGAGCCAACTTGGATTTTGATGAATTATTTCGCACTAAACCCAACACGGGTGAATATCCTTGGAATCCATCACGGTTTAAAGAAAGTGATTTAACTAAACGGATGATGACGCGAAAGCGTACATTGAATCCAGATCTTAATTTTGTTTCTAACTCACCGTTTTTTGGCACCAATACCGATGATTCAACTAACTACGAACTGTTTGAAGGTTTAGGGCGCTTTAACCGCCCAACAGCGTATGACTTCAACGAAGGTAGGGCTCTTACGGAGCAACGTCCCCAAGATCAACCAGATTTTAATCCAGTGTGGGTAGATGCATATCGTTTAAGTCCAACGGTCCGCCCTGATAAAGTTTCTAAAAATCCGATGCCTCGTATGAGGAATCCAGATCCAAACGGATATCTGATGTCGGCGGCGGAGAATCGTGCGGAAAACGAAATGGAAGGAAAGATGTCTATCGCACAGTTGTTGGACAGGAAGGGGGTAATGAAGCCCCTGGAGGTAAAAAAAGAAGAAAGCGCTGGTGAAACAACGGTTGAAGAAGAACCAACTGAACCTCCTGCCCCCGCAGAAACTTAAAAGATAGCGGGAATATAATAATTAAAAGGGCGTCGATAACATGAAACTTGCAGGGCAAGCATTACAACGTATCCTTGGTTCTCGTATGGGCCAAGCGATGACGGCACCTGCAACCAGGGAAGCAGCAAAAGCATCCATCCCCGGCGCTGTTTTAACAACTGGTTTTACTGCTCTTGGAGGAGGAGGCCTTGGTACTTCCTTGTTGACTGGTGGTTTAGATATTGGTTTATCAGCTGCAGGTGCACGCCTTGCAGGAAAGCTAACTCCTGAGATGCTTTCTAACCTTACTGGTAAACGTGCAGCCAATTTTCTTGCTGGTGCCAAGCCAGGAGACATGTCCGTGCTTCAGAACGTAGCCATGGGTGCCGGCAGTATTGGCGCTGCTATTGCAACGGCTCCTATGCTTGCAGCTGATCAAATTGCTGGTTTAAATCAACAGCAACTTCAGCAACTAATTGCAGAACCTGTTGCAATGGATCAAACAGCAACCGCTGAACAACAACTTATGCAACGTGATTTAATTAATAATCTTCAAGCGCAATCTTTATCTCCTGGAACAATGTTCCAAATGCAAGGGGTTGAATCTACTCTTGGAAGAGTAGACCCCTCTCTTGATCCTTACGGCATCATGCGTGGCGGTGCATTACGATGAATTTCCAGCTTAAAAATATCCTTCAAGATATTAAAACTGGAGTGCGTAAAGCTGATGCAGCTCAACGTACAAGCGCCACGACCGGTTTGGGGTATGGCCAGAGCATTTTAGATCCTCGTTTTAAACAGGAAGTTGCAAAACGTGGTGTCACTCTTAGAGATACACCTGCGCAATTTCTTGGGGCATATGTGTCCAGGCTTGTGGTGGATGCTGCAAACGACGGTAGTCGAACTTACTGGTGGCGTTTCAACCATCCCTTGTCGTTAGCTCAGAAGGGTGTGGAGGTCGGTGTTAATACGATTCCTTCTCCTACGGCGCGTGCTGCTGCTGGACTCGCAATTGCCGCACCTGCGGTAGCAGCCGCTGGTACCTACAACTTACTTAACCCCGGCGAGATGTTCCGTCCCAAGGGTTACGCCCAAACTTATTCAGAACCAGGTTCAGAAGATCGGAGGGAAACAGCTCAACCTGTACAAGAATTAGTTGACCGCTTCTTTATGGGCCGCACCGGAGAACCCCTTAAGTACGAAACTGCCAAACAAGATATTCCTTCTCTTACTCCGCAACGGTACGCCAACTACCAAAACTTCTTGTACAACGAACGTGGTCTGTTAGATCTTGGTATTGTTAAGGCAACCTCTGAAAACCTTCAAGGATACCCAGAGGCCCGGATGCTTGGGTTCCCGGTGACACTGCCGATGGTTGGTGGTTTTGCCGCAGGTTCCATTGCGGCACGTGAAGCACAGATCAAGAGCAGGGTTCAAACCCCCGGCGGTCAAACGGTTAAACAGTATTACGAACCACGGCAACGGGCTGTACGTGGAATTGTTGCAGGTGGGTTGGGTTCTTTAGCGGGCGTTGCTGCCGGCAATCTGATTAATGAAGTAATTGCTAGCGCTAATCGCCCTAAATTAGAAGAACTTCAAAATTATCAGCAAGGTATGTAGGCTGATAAAATTAATTTAAATAGGAACGTACAAGGGTATGGCTAATTATCAATTCCCAATGGAGGGGATGATGGGACCGTCGACTCCCATTGATCGCATCACTGCCGGTAGCAGTATGTTTGCCCCTGGCCAGGGAAAGTTCCCAACAGCTGGGGAACAGGTAATTGCTGATGAGGCGCGTGGTAAATACTTTGAAGAATTAATCAATAAACTTAGAGGCGCTGGCGAAGCAACTGGCAATGTTGTGGGTGGTCGTACGGGCCAACTTGTTGCTGGTCTTGGTCTTCCTGTTGCTTTTGGTTTAGGTAGCCTTGCTCAAGGCGAAATTCCTCGCGGTATTGGCGAGATTGGTGGTGGTGTTGCAGGTGCCGGTTTAGTTGGTGGCTTGGCTCAGGCTGCGCAAACAGCAATGCCAGGAACACGAGGAAAGATTGCTTCTGCTGGTATTCGTGCGGTGGGCGGCCTTATTGGTGGCGCTGTTGGTGGCGGTGTTGCTGGCCAAGCTGCGCAAGCAGTTGGCAACCTAGCTAGTGCAGTTACTGGACAACAGCGTGAAGCAGGCCAGACTCCCGGTTTGATTCCCGGCACTTCACCAGGTGGCGTTGGTCTTAGCAACCTGACTGGTGAAAAACGCGAGATGGCTGAGTTGCTGCGTTTAGCTGGTGTCAATATCCCGGTTGAGCAAGCCCAGGCCATGCTGCCTATTGCTAATCAAATGAAGAACGCTGACGTGCAACGTCAGATGCAACTGAACCAACAGTTGGGTCAATTGACTGGTGCTCTGAACCGTCAGCAGTATGCTTTCCAGCTTGCTGGTGGTGCTCAGGCCCAGGCTGGTGAAAACCTGCGGACCATGATGACCAGCAATCCGTACGCTTCTTCTGCATTCCGGGGTTGATCCATGGCTACGAGTTTTTCGGATATTGGAGTCACTAAAAACATTAACGGACTACCTTTAGCCGGTACTCGTCCGTTTACTTCTTTTGGAACATCTACTTCTCCAATGGGTCCTGATCAGCTTCAATTTGAGTTTGATGAACTCAACCGTCGGGCTGAAATGTTTAAAAATTTAGACCCTGAAGTACAAAAACTGGTTGGTCCAAGTTTCTTTAGCCAAGGTTCTGCTGATTCACAGCTTGTTAATCGTTTGATGGATATGTATCAAAAAGATATGTCTCCAGAAGAACAAGAACGCAAAGCTGAAATGTTTGATAAATACCAAACGCGTAAGGGTTGGAAATCCTTAATGTTTAATACTTTGGGTAGTGGACTTGAAAACTTAACCAAAGGTATTGCAATGTCCATGAATCCTTACGGTACACCAGAAGCTGCACGTTATGCGGCTGATATGATTGCTGGCTCTGGTGATCGCTTAGCGGCAGCGTTTGCTGCTGCACGTACTCCTATGAATATGCCTGTTGTTCAAGGCAGTCAAGCTCCAACATATTTTTGATTTAAAATAAACCCATGGAGGAATTGAGATGTCTGCCGCAGATTATCTCAGCTCTACAACGAATTCATTTTTAACGAATTCACCTTTAAAAAACAGTGGCGGTGGTATGGCATTTGATTGGGCAACTTTTGGAGGTTTTGGCATAGGTGCTATCGGCAACCTTGTCGGCGGCATATTTCAAGGTCGAGCCCAGCGGAATGCTGCTCAGATTCAAGCAAATGCCGCAAACATGGCTGCAACTGCTTCGCTGTATGGCACAGCGATGGCTATGGGGCAGAATCGCCTAGACCGTGGTTATAGATCAATTGCTGACCTTATGAATGTTAAGGCAGCTCAAGATGCACGTACTGATAATTATACTTATGGTATGAATGCCTTCTTAACTAAAAATGAAGGCGATATTCAACGCGGATTAATTGCCCAAGCCGGTGAGATACGTGGCGGGCTTGCCGGTAAATCAATGGATGCATTGAATTCCGTTATTGACACCAGTAATAATTTGCGTGTAGCAGATAATGCGTTTGCTAATAACAGTTTATTAAATACTCAAAACCAACAACTAGCCGAACGCGCTGGTAAATTTAAAGCATTTTTCCAAGATCCAATGGAAACAGCTGAGCAAGGTTATCGCCAACGTCAAGGCATTGGTATTGCCTTGTCACCAGAAGCACGTCAGCTTTCAGAAAAAGAACGTCAAGGACGCATTAAAGAAGCAGTCGCCATTAACCGTGGTGTATTAGATAAGATGTTTGGCAACTATTCTGCTGGCTTTAGCTCTTATGGATAAAGCTTGAGTTAAAATAAAAACAACAAGCATTTATTAGATATGAGTGGCGGACGAAGGGTTCAAGATAATTCAGAGAAAGTAGCCCAAATTCAAGCTGCAACTCGGGCTCAAGAACTTCAGTTTGAACGAGAAGAAGCTGCTCGTCAAGCAACATTTTATAAAACTCAACTTGAACAACAAAGAATTGCAGATGAACGTCGTAATGCTTTAGATCTTAAAGCCGACGCTCGCGCTACAGACGCTGCATCGTTTAATAGAACACTGGCGGAACAACAATTAGCATATCAAACAAAACGCGACGCCGAGCTTTATGGTCTTCAAAAACAAGGACTTGAGTATGCAGAAGCCGACCGTTTGTTTTATCGAAGTAAAGCAACCAGAGAAGAAGAACGAATTACTGCCAAAGAGCAAACTGCAGCAGCTGCAGAAGCTGCTCGTAAAGCATCTGCAGAATCTGGATATAATCCCTTTAAGGCTTCACTTGAAGGACAGTTACGTAGTGGTTTAATTGGTTTTAGTCAAGCTCAAGATTATTTGCGTGAGTACACAACCAAATATGACATGTTTGGTAAAGAAGGTGATGTTAATCAGTTTGCCAAACTGTACTCAGAAGAAATTGCACCTAAACGTTTTGAAACTGGATTGGGTGCTGCATATGAAGAAGTTTTAGGTCGTAAAGCCAGTGAAGAAGAAATGGCTTCTGGTTTGGAGAAATTTAAAGGGGGTTACTACCAAACGGTTAATGAACTTAAAGAATCCCTATACAAAGGTCAGGAGTATCAGAAAAAATTTAATCGCAGCTATCTAGACTCTTACTATGACACCATGTATGGTGACGAGCTTAAGGACGCTGAAGGCGTTGGTACTGGTAAACGCAATTTCAAATTTGATAAGAATTTGTTGCCTACTTATGGCGGGGATTTGGCAGCACGTACAAAAGTTACTCTTCCAAATTTTGCGGATCAGTTTGAAGGAACTCCTGCAGAAGTGGAACAGCAACTTCAGAACGTACGTGACTCACGTCAGTTCCTGTATGGTGCTGGGTTAACTAACCTTCAAGGTGAAATTGATAAGGAAACCCAAAAGCTTAAGAACGAAGGCGCCAAAGAAGTGCAAAAAATTGCTGCACAGGGCGACATCTATAAGAGCTTGGTTGGTTCTTTTAGTTTCTAAGAAAATACCTATTATAATTAATTAGTTAATTAGTTATGGAACTGTCATGACTGTTGCTGGCAACACCAACGACGATTATTTTGATATCAGCAAGTTTGAGCAACTGCTCGAAAGGCTGGAAGCTTCTAAACAACGTCAGCAGCGCCAAAAAAGCGTTGAAGGCCGTCGCGACATCTTTAGCACTGGTCTGGCCGGCATGATGAGTAATTTCTGATATGACGACCAACTTCTAATTTGAGTTACTAGAATGGCTGCAACAACTTCTAGCGATATCAGCGATACTTACAGCACAGATGACTGGTTTGATATCGACAAATATCGCCAGGCAGCTGGTGTAGCTTACGAGTTCTCAAAGAAGAAAATGGAGGAATCAGGTGCTCAAGAACGAGAAACCATCGGTAAAGGCGCGGCAGAACAACGAGGTTCTGCTGAGCAACAACAACGATTCCGCCAACAGGATGAAGAGCGTGACTACGGTCAGGCCCAACGAGCTTATCGATATTAAAATTTTCGACCAGTGGGTCGACGACCTTGATTCTTCTATTCAAGAATCTTTTTGTTCTTTTGTTAAAGAGAACAATTCAATTATCGAGTGCTTCCTGTATGCCCGCTTCCTTGGGTATACGGGAAGTATTGTTGCGTGTGATCTTTGGATTAACGACAATTATAAAAAAGCAGATCACCGTAAAACCCTCTTGTATGAAATTGAAAAAATGCAAGAGGACATTCACAAATTACGGGATGCTGTTGAACTAGAAGTAGTTAAGCGTGATGCAGGTGTAGCACGTATTGCTAGCATGCAAAAGGAACTACGTGGTGCTATTGCACAAATCGATCAGTTCACCGCCTCTAGAGATCGTAAAGGATTATTAATGGCTGGTGCTGATAGAGCAATTCGCGAACTAATGTTTATTTTCAAGGATGATCCTATTGAGGGTCCTTTGCAAGAAGCTTCGATGAGTGTATGGGCTAGAATGCAACTAGAAGAGTAAGGCTAATTCGCCTAAAATATTACTTAATAAAACGATAGCTATGGGCGCTACAACACAGAATCGAGGTTTAGCTAATAGTGCAGCCGAAGCGCAGATGCGTTCGCGTCAAACAGGTAAAGCTTCCATGTTCCCAAGGGAAGCCCCCGGTGGCAGTACACCACTTCCTCCCGGCCTGGAAGAATCATCTTTCCGCCGTGGTGAAATCACTCGTGAGCGGGACCGTACCGGGCGTAGAGAAGAGATTTTCCGTGATCTGCAAAGCGGCACAGGTCAGACTGCAGAAGTAACCCCAGGCGGCGCTGTGGAACGTGGTGCAACAGTTTTTGGTGCGCCCTTTGGCGGTACTGGTCAAGGTCCGGCTCGAGGTTTGCGTTCTGGCATTGCTTTTGGTCCTGGTCGCAGTACTCGTATGCCCGAACCAGGTAGCCCTGAGTATCAGCAACTCATACAACGTGCCCGTGGTCTTCGGTAGAGTTGATAAATAATGTCTAAAAATAAAATGCCTCCTGAACTTCTTGAGCACTTCAAGAAACGAGAAGCCAAAAACGAAGACGGCTCTGAGATGTCCGATAAAGAAAAACGTCGGTCAGCGTTAGATAAAGCTCGTAAATACCAAGAACAGAAACGCAAGAAGACAAAGTAAAGGGTTTAGTGAAATCCCTTTCATGATTAAAGCTTTCGGTTAGTATTTAGGAATACTCCGATTTAATCCTGTGCCCTCTTACGTTCATCTTGCGTATAGGCGTAATGCAAAAGCTGCTGCGCAAAAATACAACGTTAAGCCACAGAAAAATTTAGATTTAATTGAACGTGCTCGAGAAGATTTCAGTTACTTCTGTGAGTACATGGATGAAAAAAAGAAACCTGCTAAACATCATTTGGATTGGCACCGCCATTTCATTACAGGGGAGGACAGCAACTGTTTAATTAAAATTGCTGGTCCCAACGTTGATCTACTTGCTCCACGGGGCTCAGCCAAAAGTACAGTTCTTGGTTTGTTAACTGCGTGGGCGATTGGTGTTCACGCACAAGCCAAGCTTCCTCTACAGATTCTTTATCTTTCCTATACGGTTGATATTGCACGTTCTAAGTCCGCAACAATTAAACGGATTATTGAAAGCAAAAAATATCAAGAAATTTTCCCTACTGTTCGGTTACTAAAAAATGTCACCAGTAATGAGTATTGGTCTATTGACCATAAGTTTGCTGGTATTGACGTAACCGGTGATGAACAATTCACGCTCTGCGCTGCTGGTCTAAAAGGTTCGGTGACCTCTAAGCGTTCGCATCTGGTCATGATTGATGACGCCATCAAATCAGCTGCGGATATCTCCAACCCTGACATCCGGAAAATGATGCAGGATAATTGGAACGCGGTGATCGCACCTACCATGTTCGAAGGAGGCAGGGCTATATGCCTTGGCACCCGCTTTAGGCATGATGATATTCACTCCACTACATTTAATGAACAAAACAATTGGACACAGATTGTTCTTTCTGCCATCCAAACTGATCCGGTTACTGGTGATGAGGAATCTTACTGGCCAGAAATGTGGTCGTTGGATTATTTAAAAGAAAAGAAACGCCAAGCGCCAATCGCTTTTTCGTTTCAATATATGAATCAAGTCGTTCGACAGAACGAACTATCTCTGGCACCAGAATTAATTGTTAAAGCAGAGATCTCAACTGAATTCGATACACTTGGAATTGGTGTTGACTTATCTGCAGGCGTAAAAGAAAAAAACGATTACACGGTAATGATTTTAGGCGGTCGCATCGGAGATCGTATTCATATCATTGATTACCGTCGTATCCGGGTCATGGGTAATCTGGAAAAACTAGACGCCATGAAAGAGTTACTCAATGACTGGTCCATCATTGGTAAAGATGCTAACGATAACTATTTCCCGACTTACTCTACGTGTGATATTTGGTCAGAAGCCGTCCAGTACCAAGCATCTTTGGAAGCCGACTTTAAACGGGTTTGTTTGAATAACGAAGGTCTCTACAATTTGATTTGGCATCCCGTTAAAGGATTCCGTGCGGACAAGTTGGCACGGTTTAGGGGGATCATTGGCATGTTTGAAGATCGAAAAATCATCTTCAACCGCTTCAGGAATTTCACAAATCTCTTCGAGGAACTCACGAATTTCGGCGTCAGTAGCCATGACGATTGTGTGGATGCGTTGGTATGGTTAGTAACAGGTTTAGCTAGGAAAGGGCAACTCCATCTTGATTTTTAAATTTAGAATTAGAAGAAAAGTAAGTTTAAACCGTGGGTCCTGAATACTTGGCATTAGCTTTTACTGCTGTTGTTTCTGCGGTTAGCAGCGGGACTTGGGTTGCTAATAAAATTTTAGCTCGCCAAAACAAAGATATTCAACAAGCTTTTGATTACACAAATTCACAGAAACGGAGGATTGATATCTTGGAAGATCAAATCAATCGAATGCCTTTGGACTACGTTTTAAAGGTGGACTTCTTAAGAGAAATTCAAGAAATGCATGATAATTTTCGCGAAATTAATAACAAACTTGATAAGCTAATGGAAAAGCTTTTGACAAAATGAGCTACATTCTTGAGGTGGAAGAAGACGAAAACGGTGAGCAATTTATCACTTTCCCAGATGAGTTAATGGAAGAACTCGGTTGGAAAGAAGGAGATATTGTGAACTGGGATATGCAAGGTGATGGCATCCACATCTCAAAAGTTGCTGATCCATCTTTGTATGAAGTAGAAGAAGACGAGTAAAATAAAAAAATTGATACGGAAGTAAATGTTTTATACAACTCAACCAGGTGGGTTTTACGGCGGTGGCCTGGGTAACGAAGGTGCTATGCGTCTTCCCATGATGGCGGGCAATCCTTTTGGGTCAGCTTTTCAAATTCCTGGCAAAAAGCCAGGGGGTCAACCTGTTCTTCCTGGTGAAAGCAAGGAGGCAGTAGAAGATGTGTACGGACGCCCCGGCCCCCAACCAATGCCAGGCACTTCTCCCTTGGGCCTTCCAATGGCTATGGGTAGCAGTAATCTTCCTAATGCCATCGGCAACATGGCAGGTATGGCAAATTCACAGTTCTATCGTGGGCCACAACTTGGCCAAGCAGGGCTCTACTTTGGGGGCGTAATGTGAAAACAAAGAAGCTGATCAAACAAGCGCTTAAGCATCCGGAGCTATACACTCCGGCTGAGTTAACCTTTTTTGGTCGTTGGCTTCAGAAGAAAAAAGAAGATAAAAAAACTGCTAAGATTAAAAAAGAAACGGAGCAACAAGTGAATGGCAACTAGCTCTAGCGCCAGACTGCAAGAAATTGTCAACGCGTATATCGAGAAAGATGGTAACGCTATTGTTGACACGAGCGTTGTTGCCTCCCACCTGGCGCAAATGAAATTGTTTGGCATTCGTCAGGGTGTTGAATTTTTTCCTGGTCAAGATAACTTTGGTAATCAGCGTAAAGATTTCATTGATCGCGTACTGAAATACAACCAGCTCGATACCCGTTTGGATTCCATTTGGGATTACTTTTTATGTGACGGCAAAGGGTTGTTTTATATCCGTCCAACCAAACAGAATTACAGGCTTTATTATTTCCGTGAGCACGAATATCGCAGCTTCTACAACGTAGATGGTGAGCTGGAGGAAGTGATCATCATCTACAGCTACAAGGTGCGTCGTGGTTTTGGTTTTGGTGATAATATCAATGTCACAAACGTAACCGGCAGTGCAACGACTGCAGATCAAGGCGCTAAACGTTATATCAAACTTTCAATTAAAGCTAAACAGATTGAAGAAACGCACTCGGAAGGAGAGATGTCTTTCGAGATGCCTTCTTTTGCTAATCCTGGAAAAACCAAAACTTTTAAAAACTCCTTAGGTTTTATCCCTTGCGTTGAGATCTTCAACAACCCGAAGGGATTTGCCATGGAAGGCTATGGCGAGTTTGATGCAGTTGCCAACCATATCGTGACGCACGATGACTTGGTTCGCACCATGCGGAAGAACGTTACTTTCTTTGGTAACCCTACTCTTCTGTCGTCTCGTCCTAAGACGGACCTAATGGAGTCGGGTACTGATGGTGCGGTACAACGTCCGTCAATTGCCGCGAACTCTGGTTTTGGCAGCTTAAGTTCTTATAGTCGTTCTACGTTTAAACAAGATCCAATTACTCGGGGTGTTGACGGTCAGATTCGTGTGCCACGCGTAATTGCAAACCTGGAACCAAACGACCGTGTTGGTTATATTGTCCCTGATGCTATTACGGGTGATCAAAATGCTTTTGCCCGTCAATACAGAGAAGAAATTCGTACCGCTCTTGGTGGCGTAGATGAGCTATCTATTTCTGCTGGCGTCACTGCTACTGAATACAAATCTTTGTTTGGGCGAGTTGCAGCAACATCTAAGAAAAAAGCAAATTCTATTTATACCCACGGCATCAGTCGATGCCTGGAATTAATTATTTTTCAAGAGGAACGCATGTTCCGAGAAACATTGGCCGCTGCCGCTGGCATTGAAAAACCAATTGATCCAGCAGAAGGAGCAAGCCAAGATGAATTGGATTTGTACGAAGCCGCACTTGACGGCTTTAATGAACAAATCAAGCAGTTAATGCTTGCTTCTGTTCAAACCCAACAGATCCCACCTGGTGTTACTGGTTTGATTCCAGATGGGGACGTAACGATTCTTTGGAGATGGATGGGTCCTGTTTACGAGGATTCAACACAAGATATTTTGAACAACTCCATTGTTGTTCGAAATCTACAAGAATTAGGTGTTGATAGCATTGAAGCACTGAAGTACCTCTTTCCGTCTAAAACGGATGAGGAACGGGCCGAGATGTTATCTGGGTTCCCGTTCAGGATGGTGAACGAACTACAGAGTGCATACTCTCAGTTTGCTCGCTTAGTGGGAGGAATGATGCAGACCCCCCACCCGCAATCACCGGATCTTCCGATGGCTGCGGATCCAAGATTGGATTTAACTCCATATCTGTATCGAACTTTAGAAGCTCTACAAAAGGAGATGAGTTATGCAGGACGCTACCGTCCAATCGATCCCACAGAC